TTTGTAAATTTTCATCTACATAAAATTCAAAAGAAAAATCATCATAGGAAATTTTATCTCCAGGAATTGGAATATCTTTTAAATAATTTGATTGAATTGAAACTCCTAAGTTTATTCCTGGAATTTGCGATGAATTAGAAAAAAAATCAACTTTAGGGTATTCGGATAAGGTAAATTTAAAACCTACAGGAGAAAGAAAATTTCTATTATCAATTTGTTTTGACCAAGGACTCTGAGCCATTTTTATTTTTATTTATTTGCATAAAAAAAGAGGTCCTTTTGGACCCCTTAAGATTATGTGATAAAACTCACATAAGATTCTTAACCAATACTCTTCTGTAGTAGCGGTTGCTATTAGTTTGAATACGACCCAGAGTGGATTCAGGTGCAGAAGATGACTTACCTTCAGCAAATGGGTTGGCAACAAGACCATAACGGGTCTTAAAGCCAATCTTAGGCTGGAAGGTGTTCTCACCAACGGCACGAACCATTTGGAGGGGAACATATGGGCAGTAGAAGAGTCCTGCGTCATAAGGAGAAGAACCCTTATAACCAACAACGTAATACTGACCACCATTGGAACCAGTGTTTGAACCACCAGAATATGGGTCAATATAAACACGATACTTGCCATTGAGAACACCAGCAAAGGTGTTACCAGTGTCATCAACGTTCAAGTTGGCATTGAGTGCAGGAGTATAATCAAGGAGACCTGCCATTGAAAGTGCAGAAGCAACATCAGATGAACACATAATGATGTTGCCCTTTCCTCTACGAGTACGCTGTGCAATTGCGTTTGCGTCTCTTTCAATTTGGAAGATCAGACCCTTGAACTTCTCAACTGACCAACGACCATTGGAGTCAATGTCAAGGTCAAAAGTACCTGCAGTAGCAACGTTGTGCTGAGCACCAGTTTCTGCGGTCTTGTAGATAGTTCTGATAACTTCTCTGTTGATTTCTGCGAGGATCTCAGTTGAGAGAATGTTAGCAAGTTCTGCTTCAGCATTCAATCCGTGAATTGCCTTGAGGTCTTGTGCAAGCTCAAGTGAATACTCGGCCTTCAGTGCTCTAGACTTTGCAGTAACGGTGACTTTCTCGATTGAGAATGCCATTTCGTTGAATGCTGCACCAGAGTCAGAACCAAGAATTTCTGCATCAGCAGTGGACATACCACCACCAACGTTATAGTCTTGCTGAGAACCACCAGCACTCAGGAGACCAGGATTGCTTCCGGTTTGAGCAGCAGTAGTACCAAAACCTACGTTTGCTTCAACGGTGGGATTGACTGCATACTGGGATTGATTACCCTTTCTACCAGAGAACTGAGTATCAACTTCATCGAAGAATGATTCAGCACCTGATTGATTGGTGTAACGTGAACGCATTGCAAAGATGAGTCCTGTAGGACCATTCATTGGTTGAACACCTGCGAGGTCATATGCGACCAGGTTAGGCATTGAACGACGAATCAGGGAAATCAGAACAGGGTCGAAACCTGCTACTGGACCACCTGGTACGGCACCACCAGAGAAACCAGCAGTATTGGATGTTGAACCAGTTGTGCTAGTTGGGGCGCCGGTTTCGTAAAGAAATGATCTTTCTTCACGAAGGAATTTTTCTTGATTCTCCAGGAGAACTGCAGTTACCATTCTGCGATGTGAATCTTTGATTGGGTCTAAACCCTGATAATCAAGGAGTGGTGACCACTTCTCCTGCAGATGCTCTGCATTGAACATTTGCATTTTTTTTACCTCTTTAAAAAGTTTTAGTTTGATTGGTTATAATTTAAAAATCACTTCTTAGAAACTCTTCCGAGTGCATCAAGATAATGAGCCATTGACCCAGAAACTTCTTGATGGTACTCCATACCCTCTGAGATATAATCTGAGTTATCTAGTTGAGCACTAGTATATCTTGGGAAATATGATTCCCTCAAAGTCACTAGTTTCTCACGATAGTCTTCTTCACCATCAAACTCAACATTTTCGGCAAGAGAAGCAAGTTTGTCTTTCTGGGAAAGAGCAAGACCCTCAGTAACTTCGGCAAAGATTACATCAGTAACTGATTCTGCTAATCTCTTATTTAGAGCAACGTTTCTTTCGATTTGCTCGTTGAGTTTTGTCTCCATTTCATCAAGTTTATCTACCATACTCTCAATTACATTATATTTTTCTTCAGGGATTGATACATAATGTTCTTCAAAAAGACCTTTCATTCCTTGGAGGAATGATTCGGTCATTTCAGTCTTAATTCCTTGCTCAATTGCAAGGGCATTTTCCTGAACCCACTCGTCGGCAACATACTCAAGGTATGCATCAAGTCTTTCGGTGAGTTCTTCTTTAATAAATTCGACTTCTTCTACAAGTCTTTGCTCATAATGATGTTGAATTGCTTCTTCAATTTGCTGTGTTCTAGCATTTAAAGCAGATTCAAAAACTAATTTTGCTTTATCTCTAAATTCCTCGGAGAGATCTTCACCGGAAAGAAGTGCAGAAACATCTTCTTGAATTTCTTCTTCAATTTCTGCAAAAGCTTCCTTCATTGCTTTTTCTTTTTCGTCCTCTTCATCCTCTTCTTCTTCACCTTCTTCATCCTCTTCTTCTTCTTCACCTTCTTCATCTTCTTTGGACTTATGCTTAGCTTCTGCAACTACTTCATCTTCTTCATACTCACCTTCAACCAATTCTTCGTCTTCATCCTCTTCTGAGGATTCTTTAACTGGTGAAGCCATCTTTTTCATAGCCTCAGCTGCTTTCGCACCTTTGGTTACAACATCTTTTACTTGCTTAAGAGTTGTGGATGGGTCTTTTAGTTTTGAAGAATCGTCATCTGAACGATAGTTTTCTGGTGTAGGTCCACCGAGATCTTCCCAACTACCAGTTTGACCATCAGGAATTCCTGTGGTTAATTTTGGCATTGGTTCTGCTGGTTTTGCACCGGCATTTACAGCAGTTCTAGATTGTTTTGTGTCTGATTCCATTTCTTGTAAGTTTTTACCACGGGACATTTGAACTCTCCGATTTAACTAATATCTTAAATCTATATTTATTTATAATTTAGAATTTTAATATACAAAATTAAAGCATACCTAAGAACTTTTCAAAGTGCTGTAATTTTCTTTGTTCAGTTAATTTTCTTTGTCTTACATCTTTTTCAATAATGTTTTTAATTGATTCTGCAATCCAAGACTTTCTATTTGAATCATAAATCCACTCCTTTCCTTCCATAATACCATTTACAAAAGCATCAGGAGCAGAAGGGTCGGCAACAATATCGGCAGCAGTTGCAAGCATAAAGTCTTCACCAACTAAAGAATAACCTTCATTAGTTGGAATTAAAGAACCAACTCCACGAGAAGAAACTCCAAGACAAACACCTTCACCTAAAAGAGAAGATGCAATTTTTCCCATTGGGGTATCAAGAATTTTTGCTTTTCCGATGAAATTGCTTCCATCTCTTTCCAAACAAACAATTTTATGAGAAACTCTATCAAGGTTTAAAGTTGGTCCGTCTGGATGACCAAGTTCACCAAGAGCACGACCTTTTTGGATGAAATTTTCATTATATCTTTTAACTTCTCTTTCAAGAGTTTTCATTTCATAAAGTCTTTTATTTCTATTTGGTTGGTCTGCTTGAAGAAAAATACCTTCAATAAAAAGAGATTTCACTCCATTTTTTTCTTCAGTAATAACCTTTACCTTTTCGATTTCTTCTGTGATTAGTTTCATTGTTCTTAGTTAGTAAATCCTACTTTTGCTGCTTTTACTGATGATGCCGATGCCCATATGAGATCTGCACCCATTTTTTCAAAAAATTCAACTTGTGCAATTGGGAGAGATACTGTAGAAATTCCTGTATATCCATCGGGAGTGCTTTTTGCAATACTTACCGTAGCTACACTCCCAGAACCATTATATACTCTAAGTACAGTTGCATTTGAAACTGTAGAACCATTAGCTAAATCTGTTCCCAATCCAACTTCAGATTCTATTAATTTTGTCCTTTGCATTTTTATAATAAAGACTTTATTAGTTATTTATTAATTATCTCTGCTCAATCCAGTTCAGAACTGCAAGTGCTTTTTTGTTAGTGTTGGGACTTGCACAAGCAAGTGTATAAGTATCACTGATTGTTCCAATACCACTTCTTCCCAACTGAAGTGCTGCCTTACTATCAACCTCAACTAATGATGAACCTCCAGAAATCGTAAATCCAGATAAAATATCTGTTCCCCCACTCAATGATGTTGCGGATATATCATATTGAGTAAATGAATTGGGATCGGGATGATTTGTCCAGTTTGCACCAGTAAGTGTTGCATTCTCATAAAATCTCCAATACACATTAGTATTATCATCTGTTACTGCTTGTAGAGATCTTAAAAGCATTACTGCTGATAATGCACTGGATTTTAAACGAATACTTACAATTGGATAAAATGTATCTGCAGATGCCATTGTTGTCCCTGTGATGAGATTCGTGATACTCATCAAAGTTCCAAGTTTTTCTGGTTCTCCTTCTTGAATCAGAGAATTAGAACCCTGATACATGTAATGAGTTCCTGCAACTCCAGTTACATTTTCTATCTCAAGTCTAATTGGTAAAAACGGAGTAGAACACCAAACTCCCGTATTAGTATTTGAGTTCTCAAAAGTATGACTTGGGATAGTTTCATTCTTCATCAACCAAGCAAACTCAACAAGACCTGCACCATACCATTCATAGTTGATAGAAATCATCTGTTGTTTTGTTGGATCTGCAACAACTCCCGTATATCCATTTCCATCAAATTTTTCTCCATTCCAATCATCTCTGTATACTCTAGTTTCAGTAACAATTCCAGTTACATTACTACGAAGTACATAAGAATATGTTCCACCATCATCCTCAAAATATGCACCATTATATTCATCAAACAGTCCAAATCTTCTGCGAATACCTACCTTTGGTGCTTCTAAACGAATGGCAAATGCAAGAGTTGCTGGTCTACCAGGAATGTATCTCATCACCTGTTTGGTTTGACGAATAACTTTACTTCCTGCAGTAGAACCCACTTGCATTACAACATTACTAGAATACTGATTCCAGTTTGCAGTCCCTACTCCAACTACTCTTTCATCCCACACATCAGTTTCTTTTCCATACTGGAAGGTATTAAAGAATACTGTCTGGAATGGAGCAACTTTAAGTCTGTTGTTATTAGAAAAATGAGGTCTCCAGTCCGTCTGGTTTCCCCAGTGATCTGCGATATTAAAAACCTCAAAGAGACTTCTCTCTTGATTCAAAAAGTCTTGTGTATTCTTATTCCACTGAGCCATTATTAATCAGTCCAAGTTAATCTTTCTGGTTGATATCTCTGAGAACTTCTAATTTTTAAAGAATTTTGAGATTGTTTAGGATAAATGTTATGAACAATTGCTCCTGGATATTCTGCCTGCAATTGTTCTGCAAGTTCATTTTTTGACATCATATTACCATCAACTTCTAGACGATATAATTTTCCCTCCCAAATTACATCGGCAACAAAAGATTCACCAACAGGTTCCGATTGATTTTCGGAACCATTGATGTAAAGATTTCCATTGAAATCACCAGAAATATTAATTGATTCCGAGATGAACTGCTTGAATGATTTCATATCACTCGTCTTCTAGATCAAACATTGATGCAGAAATTTCAGGTCTTACAGAATTAATTTTTTCTGAAGATTTTACGAATAATATTTCTTTAATTTTATCTGAAATATCTGATGGTGCTGAATCTCCAGCAATCATATCTACTAATTCTTCCATAACTATGCAAAATTAACTATTTTTATTTATATCTCTCCCTGACTTCCCAATTCAACTCCAGTTTGAGCATCAGTCAACCCACCCTCTTGTGGAATATTTCCCATATTATTTTGAGATTGTTGATCTGTTGGCATACCCATCATAGGATTCATTGCTAACGCAGGGTCTGGAATGATTCCTTCTTTAATTTCTTTTTTGATTTGCTTATCTATTTCTACAATCTCACTATCAGATTGCCCAAGTATTTTTGATCTTACATATTGAGATGAAAAATAACGACCAACATATGGTTCCATTGCAGCAACGACACCTAATTTATCATTCATTAACTCATTTTTCTTCAAATCAGAAAAATGATTGTCATAAACATAATCAAATTGAATGTGGTCACTCAATCTATTCCAATCCTCTGGGGTGACAATATTTTTAAGAATCAATTGAGTTCTAAGCATATCAATAAAGATTTGAGAAAATCTTTTTCTCAATCTTCCAACAAATCTTGTAAATTTCAGTTCATCTCTAAGAATTTCCGATGAACGTCCAAGATTAAACCCACCACCAGCGTCAAGACGAGTTGGAGGAACACCTAAAGAGTCATAGAGTTTTTTCTGGAAATATTCAATGTCAGCAAGTTCTCCAAGATTTTGGCCACCAGGAAGAGTGGTGATTTCTGTACCACGACCACCTTCTCTTCTTGGGAGCCAAAAGTCCTCAAGCATTGCCATATATTTGCGATCATCACGAATTTCTCCAGTGTTGGCATCATATACAAGTTTATTTCTGTAACGATTCATTACGTCACGCAAATATTGCTCTGCTTTGACTTTAGGGAGATTTCCTACATCAATGTAAAAAATTCTTCTCTCTGGGGCACGAGATAATCTATAAATGACAAGACTATCCTCAATCATTCTCAATTGATTGAGAGATTTAATTGCTTTGTGTAAAAATGAAAGTA